CAGACTTGAACGAAACAGCACTAGAAAACGCTGTTATTCAAATCGCTGCTTGGACTGATGAGCGTGGTCTTTTAATCGCTGCTCAACCTCGTAAATTAGTTGTTCCACCAGGTAATCAATTTGTTGCAACTCGCTTGCTCGAAACTGAATTACGTGTATCAACAGCTGATAACGATATCAATGCGATTAAGAACAATGGTTCTATTCCAGAAGGTTACACAGTTAACCACTTCTTGACAGATCCAGATGCTTACTTCTTAACAACTGATGTACCTAACGGCATGAAACACTTTGTCCGTACACCATTATCTACATCTATGGATGGCGATTTTGATACAGGCAACGTTCGTTACAAGGCTCGTGAGCGTTACAGCTTTGGTTGGTCAGATCCTCTCGGTATGTGGGGTTCACCAGGCGCTTAATAGCAACTGGCTACGTACTACTAAAAGGGCTCACTTAAAACGTGGGCTCTTTTTTTATTTGTGTGCTACAATACATAAACAGTGTAATGTTTTATAGGAACAAACATGCTACCTGCAATGCAATTTGCAATAAATGGAAATATAAAATATGCCATCATTAGCCGTAATGATCTTATTAGTAACGCCCTTTTAACAGGCGGCTTTGAGGTCCATCTTCAACAAATATCAAACAAAATACTAAAAGATGCCAAGGATGGAATTGTTCTTGATATAGGGGCAAATATGGGAAGTTATACTATTCCTGTAGCTACAGCTCATCCACATCTACAAGTATATTCATTCGAACCACAACGCGTAGTTTTTTATCAATTATGCACTAACATATTACTAAACCGAGTTGATAACGTATACGCTCATAACTACGGACTATCTGATTCTAAATGGACTAGATTATTAGAAGTACCTGACTACAATAATGAACATAATGTTGGAGCGTTTAGTGTTGATCCCGAAGTGCGTAAAAAAGAATATTTAGTAGTAACGCACGGCAACACAGAACAAATAGATGCTATATGTTTAGATGAAATGAAACTAAAAAATGTTAAGCTAATTAAACTTGATGTTGAAGGCCACGAGTTAGAAGTATTACAAGGCGCTAATGAAACAATTAAAGCGAGTAACTATCCACCAATTTTATTTGAATCATGGGATAAAAAGCAGGTAGAGAAACAGGCAATATTATTTAAATATTTAAATGACATAGGCTATACCATTACTAAGATTGACGCTATTGATAACTATATGGCAACAAAAAACAAGGAGAAATAATTTGATACCTAAAAAACTACATATTGTTTGGATAGGCGATGAGTCAAAACGTCCAGATGAGTTTATTAATACTTGGCGTGAATTAAATCCTACCTATGAAGTTAAAGTATGGGGCAACAAAGAATACGAAGAAACTACTTGGCGATTACAAAAACACATGGACTTTATGTACCCATGGACTAAAGCAGGTGTTGCAGATATGATGAGATATGAAATCCTTTATAACGAAGGAGGCATTGCACTTGATGCAGACTCGTACTGCATAGCACCACTAGAAGATTGGCTGTTAAAACCTAGTGCTTTTGCAAGTTGGGAAAATGAAATTCTTAGACCTGGATTAATCGCTGTTAATTTCATGGGCAGTGTTAAAGGACATCCTTTTTGGAAGTTAATGATTGATATTTTAGCTTTAGTAGATTACTTACCACCGTTAGGGGCATGGATTGCTACAGGACCCAAACTGCTTACTAAAGTTTATAATGAAAGTAAATACCCACTAACTATATATCCAGCCCATTATACTATTAGAGACCATTTTGCAGGGCTTTCATATGATGGAGATGGACATTGTTTTGCAACACAAACTTGGTACTCAACTCCAGATCATAGACCTGGTTCAGATCCTGATAAAAAATTAAAACTAGAGGGTAATTAATATGGCTATTGAAAAACAAATTAGTTTAAAAGGACGATCATTAATGATTGGTGTTCCTGCGTACGATTCAAAAATAGATATTAATTCAGCTTTAAATTTAATACAAGTAGCTGGAATGGCGGGTCAACATGGAATTACAATGCAAGTAGCCCATATTTCTGGATGCTCTATATTACCAAAAGCACGTAACACACTTATTGCTAGATTTATAGAATCTAAATGTACTGATTTTTTATTTCTTGATACCGACGTAACATTTAAACCAGAATATATATTCCGATTAATGGGCATAGCTACAACAAAAGATATAGTTGGGGGAGTATACCCAAAAAAGAATAAAGATAATGAATTAGCTGTTGATCTACTGTATTCATCACCTACGGCAAGCCCTATTATTGAACCTGAATATGGACTTTACGAAGCACAACATTTGCCTACTGGGTTTATGTTAATTAGACGACATGTAATTGAAAAAATGATGGAAGCATATCCTGAACTTATGTATGCTGAAACAAGTGAACAGCTTGTATGTTATGCATTATTTGATTTTCAACTTAAAAACCAATCGTACTACGGAGAGGATTATATATTCTGTCAAAGAGCTAGAGCGTTGGGCATTCAGATTTTTGTAGACCCACTACTTGAATTAGGACATAAAATGATAATTGAGCCTAAACGAGAACTTATGGTAGATTTATATAACCAGCAGATTAGTCGAAACATAAATTATGTATTACAACAATATAAATTTGCAAAGGAATAATATGAAAGTACTAGAAAATTTTTTACCCATATCCTATATAAATGAAATAGAAAGATTTATAAATGCACCAGAACATTTTCAGTGGTCATTTTATGATCAAATAGCAAACGAATATGGTGACCAACCTACGATATATAAAAATCCAAATATTACTAACCCAATAGGGCTAGCCCATGTTTTTATAGAAAAGGGTAAAGTGGTATCAGATCATTTTGCTTTTATAAGACCTATATTATTATTTTTAGAATATCACACGGATTTTGAAATTAAACATGTTTTAAGGGTAAGAGCTAGACGAACCATGCAGGATACAAGATTAGATGCAAATAGTTTTAATCCGCCGCATGTTGATTTGCCTGATGCTGCGCCATATAAAAGTCTAATCTATTATGTAAGTGATTCTGACGGAGATACTGTTTTCTTTAATGAAAGATATAATCCTAAAAATGGGGCACCTGAATTAAAAGACACTGATGTAACTGAGTGTTTTAGATATACTCCTAAAAAAGGAAATGGTATTTTATTTGATGGACATCAATATCATTCAGGTAATAGTCCAGTTAATTACCTACATAGAACTATTATTAACTTTGATTTTACAATTTAGTTTTTATTTGCGATTAATGATTTTACGTAAGACTTTGTATAGCAAAAAGAGCAATATACGCGTAACAAGGTAGTTTGTGTATAACAAATGCAAGACAAAATACTTTGTGTAGTAAAAAACGATAAATATTATATACAAAGGAAAATATTATGTGGACAACTCCAGCAGCTACAGAAATGAGATTTGGCTTTGAAGTAACTATGTACGTAATGAACAAATAATGGACTGGGTAACAGACTGTTATTAAATTAAGGGGCTTCGGCCCCTTTTTTACTTGCTTTATATATAAAATGTAGTATTATTCTCCTATCCGGGAATATCCGGTTTATTAGACTGTCCCGGCAGACGCATACAAGACTAATAGACTTAACTTTGTATGAAGGAAAAATATCATGGCACTTACCACATTCAGCGGCCCAGTCAGGTCTCAAAACGGCTTTCAATTACCAGCATTTACTACAGCAGAAATCAACGCTATTGTTGACCCAGCAACGGGCTTAATGGTATATAACTCCACTACAAGTGCGATTACATACTATAACGGTTCTGCTTGGGTATAAGGAGAATATAACATGGGACAAACCACCTTTACTGGACCGGTAGCATCACAAAACGGGTTCATTGACAGTTCATTTACAGATGCAGAACGCGACGCACTTGTAGATCCTCAACCAGGTTTATTAATCTGGAATACAACAAGTAACGTATATCAAGTATGTACAGTTGGCGGCGGCACGCCAACATGGGATACAGCGTTTGGCGGTGGAGGTGGTGGTGGTCCAAACATTACTAGTGTTAGCCCATCTAGTGGTCCAGTAGGCACTAGTGTAACGATCACAGGTACAGGATTTACGGGCACAACATCAGTAACATTTGAGGGCTTTAGTGCTTCATTTACGGTAATTAGCGACACAACCTTAACTGCATCCTCTCCAGAAAGCACATATAACGTTGCTGTAGATGTAGAAGTAACTACCCCAGCAGGTAGTTCTACTGAAGTAGCTGCGTTTACTAACACTTCAATTCCAGTACCACTTGTATTTGGCATAAGTCCTGCAATAGGTTCAATAGATGGTGGAACTCCCGTAACAATTTCAGGCGCTGACTTTACTGGCGCTACAGCAGTCTCTATTGGTGGCACAGCAGTAGCAAGCTTCTCTGTGGTTAGTTATTCTGAAATTACCGCAGTAACTGCAGCTCGTTCAGCTGGATCAGGATTAAGTGTTGATGTAACAACTCCTGGTGGAACGAATGTCCCTAATACCTTATATACTTATGCTGTACTTCCAAATGTAACAAGCATAAGCCCTGCATCGGGTCCGGACTCAGGTGGAACTCCCGTAACAATTACAGGTACTGGCTTTACTGGTGCTATATTAGCATCTGTTGGTAGTGTACCAGTATCAAGTCTAACAGTGGTTAGTGATACTGAAATTACCGCAACAACTAACGCTGGAACAGCGGGTTCAGGTTTAAATGTTTTGGTAGCAACTTTTAATGGAACTAGTGCACCTAATACCTTATGGACCTATGACGCCCCTGCACTCCCAACTATAAGCAGCCTTACTAAAGTTAGTGGACCAATAACAGGATTTCAATCTTTATTTATTGCTGGATCTAATTTTACAGGCGCAACAGATGTAACTTTTAGTGGTGATGCAGCAAATAGCTTTCTTGTAATAGCTGATAATCAAATTGTTCTTCAAACAGCACCTCATGCAGCTGGAGCTACAACTGTAGTCGTAACAACTCCTGCTGGATCTAGTACTTCTAACCCTGTATATACATTTGTTGATGAGACACCCACTGTAACAAGCATAAGCCCTGCATCGGGTCCGGACACAGGCGGAACTCCCGTAACAATTACAGGTACTTACTTTAGTGGCCCTGATGTATCATTTGTTTCTTCAGTAACTATTGGTGGCGCAGCAGTAGCAAGCTTCACTGTAGTTGATGCCACAACTATTACCGCAACAACTGCAGCTGGAGCGGCGGGTTCAGGTTTAAATGTTGAGGTAGTAACTACCCCTGCTGGAACTAGTGCACCTAACACCTTATGGACCTATACAGCAGCAGCACCAGTTCCAGTATTAACTTCCTTTACTTTTGCTGGTGGAGATGTAGGTGGAGGGCCTTGTTCTTTAGGTATATCTGGAGATAACTTTACTGGTACAACATCTGTAACATTTAATGGAAATCCATCTACATTCACTGTTGATAGCAATAATAGTATATCTATTTCAAACTTTCCCGCAGGAACAGCAGGAGCCGCATCTATAGTAGCTACTAATGCAAACGGTGCAAGCATACCGTATACTGGCTGGACATATGTAACACAGCCAGTTATTACACTAAACATAGACCCAAACAATGGGCCATCAGGTGTAAACACAGCAGTAACATACTTAGGGTATGGCTTTAATAGTTGCCCATCATTAAGTTATTGGGTAGTTGGACCAAACGCTGGGCCTCGGGCAGTTACTATTGTAGACGATAACATAGCTACTGGAACTACTTCTTCTGGATTTCCTCCAGGATCAGCAAATGTTGCCATGCTTGATAGCACCTCCAATCTAGGACCTTTTAGAAACGGCGCATATACATTTACTTAAAATATAATAAAAAGGAAAATAAATTATGATGCAATATGACGTAAATGCCTCGGCAATAGTTGATTCAGGTTCAATAGCATATCCCGCTAGATTAAAAGGATTAGTTATTTCTTATTCAGCTGGTGCAGGTGTAGAATTAAAAGACGGCGGATCTAGTGGTGTTACTAAGTTTTCATTTACTGCACCCGCTTCAACTGATGGCGCTATTAATATTGTTATTCCGGGCGAGGGTATTAGATTTGCTACATCTATCTATGCTTCTATTAGCGGCGCAACTGTAACATTATTCTATGGCTAAAAAAGGCGTATCCTTAGCAGTCGGACGTGGTGAGAAACTTCCTGTATCGCAAGGTGCAGGACTTACCGCAAAAGGAAGAGCTAAGTATAACAAAGCAACAGGATCAAACTTAAAGGCTCCTCAACCACAAGGTGGACCTCGTAAGAAGTCATTTTGTGCTAGGATGTCTGGAATGCCGGGTCCTATGAAAGATGAAAAAGGTAGACCTACTAGGAAAGCCGCATCACTAAAAAGGTGGAATTGCAAATGAGTGCAGAACGCGAAGTTATAGAACACGGTGTAGAAATTAAACATATTCAATCAGACGTGGATAGTATTATGGAAGACATGGAACAACTAAAAAAACGTCTTGAGGGTATTGAAAAAACACTAGAAGAAATTAAAGGCGGATGGAAAGTATTTATTGCTATCGCTACTATTATTTCAGGCGTTATAAGCTGGATGGTGACGCACTGGTTAGGTAAATAAATGAGAGCTTTTATTGAAAAAATCTTTAAGTCTAAAAAACTTAAAAAAGAAAAAGAAGTTAAAGTAGCAGAACAAGCAACTGAAGCTATGGTTGAAGCAATCATAGAAGAAGTGATTAAAAAAGAAGAAGTAAAAAAAGTAGAAGCGCCAAAAGTAGAAGTACCAAAAGAAATTTTTAAAAAACCTGGACATTATTTTTCTGACTGTAATTGTTTTAAGTGTTTAAGATGGAAAAATCAAAATGCCAAGTAAATCTAAAGCACAAAGAAATCTAATGGCAGCCGCAGCTCACAATTCTGCGTTTGCTAAAAAGGTGGGGGTTCCTGTGGCAGTTGCACAGGAGTTTAATAAAGCCGATAAAGGCAAAAAATTTGGGAGTGGTGGTATGGCTAAATCATGTGCAACAAAATCAGACGCAAAGATGATTGCAAAAAAAGAAGTTAAAGGGCATGAATCATCAATGCACAAAATGAAAAAGGGTGGCATCGTAGAAAAAGGCACAGGCGAGAAATATAAGTCTAAAGCTGCTATGATGAAACACGAAAAGAAAGAAACTAAAGCCGAAGAAATGAAAGAACATAAAATGAAAGCTGGCGGTTCATGTGGTTATGCTTCAGGTGGTAAGGTATCTCAATTAGCAAAATCTAATGGTATTGCTAAACAAGGCAAAACAAAAGGAAGGATTATTTAATTATGGATAAGAAAGAAAAATATAAAGGACCGACCCCAGAAGAAATGGATAGAGTAGCAAGAATGATGGAAGCTAATATTCCACCCGGCTCATCTTCGAAATTAAAAAATATAAATCCAATGCCTTCTAAAGAAGAAGCTGATAAGCAACGTATGGAAATGGAAAAAGCTTTACTAAAAGGCGCTAAAGAAGGCATGGGGGGTAAATCTTTAGGCATGAAAAAAGGCGGTTCAGTTTCTTCAGCTTCTAAACGTGCTGATGGTATTGCTAAACAAGGTAAAACTAGAGGAAAGATCTGCTAATGAGACCTTCACGCGGTATGGGTGCAATTAAAAAAACTAAGATACCTAGTGCTACTGAGAACACTATGCCTAAGGGCGTGGTTAAAAAACGTCGTGATAATACAGACTTTACTCAGTTTAAAGAAGGTGGTCCTGTAGGACTTTATGCAAACATGAATGCTCGTAAGAAAAAGGGTATTTCACGTCCTAAATCAAAGTCAACAGTTACACCTAAAGCATATGCAAACATGAAGGCAGGGTTTCCTAAAGGGAAAAAATAATGGTAGATAGAACCTCAGGTACAAGTACCTTTAACTTAGATTTAAACAATCTTGTTGAAGATGCATTCGAACGTTGTGGTCAAGAGTTACGCACTGGGTATGATTTAAGAACTGCCCGTCGTTCACTAAATATTATGACAGCTGAATGGGCTAATCGTGGTATTAATTTGTGGACTGTAGAACCAGGTCAAATCAATTTAGAACAAGGTCGTATTATGTATCCACTTCCTGTAGACACAGTGGATCTTCTTGACATGGTGACGCGTACTGGAACAGGCCAAAACCAACAAGACATTAATATAAATCGTATTAGTGAGTCAACATACATCACTATACCTAATAAAAATGCTACAGGCCGTCCTATTCAAGTATGGATTAATAGACAAAGTGGTCAAGAGAATCCTACTACAATCCTTACAGCTGAAGTATTAGATGCAACAGAAACAACCATTACATTAACATCAACTGTAGGCTTAGCACAATTCGGGTTTATTAGAGTTGATAATGAGACTATTCAGTACGGCGGTATTAATGGGAATGATTTAACTGATTGTATACGCGGTGCTAATAATACAACTGCGGCAACACACATTACAGCTTCTAAAATTTATGTACAGAACTTACCTACAGTAAATGTATGGCCAGCACCTGACCAAAGTAGTTTTTATCAGTTTGTTTATTACAGACTAAGACGTATACAAGATGCAGGTAATGGTGTGACCGTAGAGGATGTTCCGTTTAGATTTATTCCGTGTATGGTAGCAGGGCTAGCTTATTATTTAAGTCAAAAAATACCAGGTGCAGAATCAAGAATAGAAATGTTAAAAGCTGATTATGAACAAGCGTTTCAATTAGCAGCGGATGAAGATAGAGAAAAAGCATCTGTAAGGTTTGTACCTAGAGACTCTTTCTATTATTTTTAGGACTTTAAATGCCTATTAAATATGCTAGTGGTAAAAATGCTATTGCCCAATGCGATAGATGTAATTTTAGATATCCACTAAAACAACTAAGACGCTTAGTAATTAAGACAAAAAATGTTAATATACTGGTATGTTCTGAATGCTGGGAACCAGATCAGCCACAATTATCACTAGGGTTATACCCAGTAAATGATCCACAAGCAATACGTAATCCAAGACCTGATAGTCCTAGTTATTATCAATCAGGTTTAAATGGGTTACAAACACTAGAAGTTACTGGACCACTACAAAGTGAAACAGGGGTACCGCTATTAGGTAGCCGAATTATACAGTGGGGCTGGAACCCTGTGGGCGGATCAAGATTAAATGATGCTGGATTAACGCCTAATGATCTAGTAGGTATAGGTAACGTAGGCACAGTAACAATAACTTAAGGAGAAGTATATGGCATTTAAAAAAGCAGCTGATGGTATTACTAAACAAGGTAAAACTAAAGGTAAAAATTTAGGTAACGACGGCGCTACAGTAGCTATTCAAAATGGCCCAAAAGAATCAGGTAGCAAAGGTGGTAAAACTAATGCTGACATGAAGAAAATGGGTCGAGGCTTAGCTAAAATTGCAGCACAGAAAAAAGGATAATAATCATGGCTAAAGATAATAGACCAGCAGCACAATTAACAGGCACTGAGTTTTTTCCTGCTGATACTGCTCAACCGTTAGAAAAATATATTCAACCAAGAGTGAATCAAAATAGTTTAGATATTAAGGTTTCTCAAGATCCTAACAAATTAAAATCACAAGATCTTAATTTTAAAACAGCTAGACAACGTGTTAGCGCAGGCGATCCTGGTTCTAAAGTTATTAATCAAAATGGTGAAACGGTAACTCGTGGTAATGGCGCAGCTGTTAGAGGTATTAAAGCTAGAGGTCCGATGGCGTAATAATGGATTACAATGAGCTAGTCAGCGAAATACAAAGTTATACCGAGAATACGTTTACATTAGCGGATATAAACACATTTATAACCCAAGCTGAACAGCGTATCTATAACTCTGTGCAGCTTCCGGCGTTACGTAGAAACGTAACAGGCACACTAACTTCGGCTAATAAGTATTTGGCGATGCCAAATGATTGGTTGGCTACATTTAGCTTGGCTGTAGTTAATGCGGATAATGAGTACTTGTATCTTTTAAATAAAGACGTGAATTTTATTAGGCAATCGTTTCCTGATACAGATTCAGACTTTTATGGTGTACCTCAGTACTATGCCGTGTTTGATAATACAGCGTTTATATTAGGTCCTACACCCAATGCTAATTATGGTGTTGAACTACATTACTTTTATTACCCTACTTCTATTACAATTGCCCCTTCAGGACAAACTTGGCTAGGCGACAACTTTAGCTCTACTCTACTTTATGGTTCCTTATTAGAAGCTTATACTTATATGAAGGGCGAAGCAGATGTAATTGCTAATTATAAAGCTCGTTACGATGAAGCTATGTTCTTACTCAAACAATTAGGTGATGGAAAAGATAGGCAAGATGCTTACAGATCAGGTCAAGTTAGGGTTAAAGTAGTATGATTTTAGGACAAGCACAGACCACAACTTTCAAACTAAACTTGCTTAAAGGTTTAGAGAATTTTTTTACAGGTTCACCTTACACATATAAAATAGCTTTGTATGATGCGTTAGCTACTATTAATAGTGAAACAACAGCCTATACAACACAAAACGAAATTACAGGAGTTGGATATATAGCAGGGGGTAAAAACCTAATTCCTACAATAGGAAGCGATCCTAGTAATAACACGTCGTATGTAACATTTGCTAATGTAACTTGGACCCCTGCAAACTTTACGACAGCTGGCGCCTTAATATACAATAGCACTACAAATGCATCAGTCGCGGTATTAAGTTTTGGAGGAGAAAAAACAACTACCTCAACATTTACAATAGAGTTCCCTGCAGCTACCTCAACCACTGCTGTATTACGGATTAATTAAGGAGAAAGATATGATTAAAGAAACAGGCGGATTTGGAGATCAAGCTACTATTGCTTTAAATGCCGGCGCTAATTCTAATGAAACAATAGGCATTGAAGGTTTTTATCACGTTGAATGCCGTGATGTAGATGGCAATTTAAAATGGAAAGATTCATTTCCTAATTTAGTAAATGCAGTGGGTAAAGAACTAATGTTTAATACATTACTTCGTACTATATCTCCATCAACATATTCAACAGTAGGACCTTTCTTAGGTCTTATTTCTGGTGCTTCACCTACATTTGGTACTGGATCAGATACAAATACGTCTCATCCAGGTTGGACAGAATTTATTAACTACACAGTAGGTGGCTCAGCAGTTCGTGGTACTCCAGTATTTGCAGCAGCAACATCAACTGGATCAACGCCATCAAACGTTACAACATCAACAGCAGCTGCTATTACTTACACTATTACAGGTGCAGGCGGTACAGTAGGCGGATGTTTCTTGGTAACTGGCCCTGGCGCTTCAAGTTCTCAAAGTAATACTGGTGGAGTATTATATTCAGCTGGCGCATTTACTACAGCTAAAATTACAACAGCTGGCGATACAGTAAGCGTTACATACTCTACAACTGCAACAAGCTAAGGAGCTTAAATGGCTCTAGTACTAAAGGACCGTGTACAGGAAGCGGGCACATCAAATACAACGGTAAGTTTTACTCTTACTGGAGCCGTTGCTGGTTTTCAATCCTTTACTGTAATTGGTAATGGAAATACTACTTATTATTCCGCAACAGACGCTTTAGGTAATTGGGAAGCTGGTATTGGAACTTATTCAACCACAGGGCCAACCTTAACCCGTACAACAATTTTATCCTCAAGTAACTCTGGTTCAGCTGTTACATTCTCCGGCGCAGTCAATGTTTTTGTTACATACCCTTCAGAAAAATCAGTTAACCTAGATGGATCAGATAATGTCAGTGCTTTAGGTACTGTATCTTCTGGTATATGGCAAGGTTCAACTATCGGTGTAGCTTATGGTGGTACAGGTGTTACAAGTTCATCAGGTGCTAACTCTGTTATGTTGCGAGATGCCAATCAAAACGTAGCTGTAAACCGACTTAATCAATCTAATACAAATACCACAGCTGCAGGTGGAACAACTGCATTAACAACAGCATCAAGTTATATTCACACTCTTGTAGGTACTGGTAATCAAACATATACGATGCCTGATGCTACCACACTAGCTACTGGTGTTGCGTTTCTATTTAATAATCGTGCTACAGGAACCCTAACACTTCAAGATTATGCTACTGGACCTATTGGCACAATTACAGCTGGTGGAGCTGCGGCAGTATTTTTAACAATTAATAGTACCACTGGAGGCACATGGGACTTACATGCTTATCTTCCTGAAGGCACTACTTGGGGTACAAACGCATTAGCATTAGGTTCTACTGTAATTACTGGTGGTACATGGAATGGTGGAACAATTGCTTCAGGTTATGGAGGAACGGGATTAACTTCTTTCTCCGCAGCTAACAACGCTCTTTATTCTACATCATCGTCTGCTTTAACAGCAGGTACATTACCCATAGCAGCGGGAGGTACAGGTCAGACTACTGCATCTAATGCAATCAACGCTTTAGTCCCTTCTCAAACAGGAAATGCCGGTAAAGCCCTTGTTACAGATGGAACTTCTGTTTCGTGGGGAGCCGCTTTTGTATCGGGCATGATTATAATGTGGTCAGGTTCTGTTCCATCGATTCCTAGTGGTTGGTTATTATGTAATGGTTCAAGTGGTACTCCTGATTTAAGAGATAGATTTATTGTTGGCGCAGGTAATACATATGCCGTTGGAGCAACTGGCGGCAGTGTAAATGCTACTTTAGTTAGTCATACTCACACAGCAACATCTTCTGTATCAGATCCTGGACATTTCCATTTATATGGCGGAGGTACACGTGTTCAAGCCGGTAATGACAATAGTGGACCTTATGTAGTAGGCACTAGTTTTTACGCTACTCAAACTGTAACAACAGGTATAACTGTAGGTACATCTATTTCTACAGAGGGTTCAAGTGCTACAAACGCTAACTTACCTCCGTATTATGCGCTATGTTTTATTATGAAATCTTAAAAAGTAAAATATTATGTTTGGATATGCTGCTTTTGCTCAACCGCCTTTTGCATCTCTAGCAGGGACCTCATATAGTTTTGCTTTAACTGAGACCATTAATATGGCTGAAGTAAATAGCGCGATTTCTATATATAACGAAAATGTTATAGAAAATATAAATATCTTTGAATTCAATACACCGCTAGGAGAATTTTACGGGCTGATCAATGAGTTTGTAGCGATGAACGATGTAGAAACTATTACCGCCCAGTTTGCATCAAGTATTACAGAAGACTCGAAAATAAATGATGTGGATGAAATATCAGCTCAATTCGCGTCGAGTATTACAGAAAATTCTAGTTTAAATGATGCTCCTATTCCATATTTTGCTTTTTTAGAAAGTCGTGCAGAACCTATTGTTATAGATGATATTAATACGGGTATATTAGTCTATAACGAATTTGTATTTGAAACTATGAACTTACTTGATATTAATAGCATTAATGCAGATTTTAATGTATCAAAAAATGAACCATTTTATATACTAGATGACCTTTGTTATAACGGCTGGTTTAAAATTGATGATGATCAAACAGCTACTTGGACCGCAATTCCATCACCAACTGGCCTATGGACAGACATAAATAATTTACAACTTGCGGGGTGGACAACAATTCCATTACCCTCTGGTGTATGGACGGATATAAACGATGCACAAATACCAAGTTGGGGCACAATTGATACCTCTCAACCATGTAGTTAATGTATAATACGGATAACTAAAATAAAGGATTTATTATGGCAAGTACCTATTCACCACTTAAAATAGAACTTATTGGCACAGGTGACCAGTCTGGTACCTGGGGGGTAACTACAAACGTCAATTTAGGCACAGCGATTGAAGAGGCGATTACAGGATCTGCCGATGTTACTTTTGCAAGTGCTGACGTTACTTTAACCCTAACCAATACCAATACAACTCAAACTGCGCGTAATCTTCGCCTTAATTTAATTGGTACCGTAGGAGCCGCTCAAAACTTAATTGTTCCAGCAATTGAAAAACAATATATTGTTAATAACACTTTAGCCTACGATATTACAGTTAAGAATTCTACTGGTACAGGCGTTGCTGTTCCTGCTGGCAAATCTATGATCGTCTTTAATACGGGCGCAAACGTAGTTGAAACAGTAACAGCTCTTGCAACAGGTACAGTGATTCCGGTAGCTAACGGCGGTACAGGCGCTTCAACTGCATCCATTACATCGTTTAATAATATTACAGGATACACCGCGTCCGGTGCTACAGGCACTACAAACACTAATTTAGTGTTCTCAGCATCTCCAACATTAACAGGTACGCCTCTAGCTCCTACAGCAGCACCAGGTACAAATACAACTCAAATTGCAACTACAGCATTTGTAGGAGCAGCAGTAACAGCTGCTACAGGTTCATTAGGAACTATGTCTTCACAAAACGCTAATGCTGTAGCCATTACAGGCGGCACTATTGCCGGAGTTGCAATTACATCAAGTACTATAGGCGGTCTTACCTTAGGAACAAACGGCACAGGAACTAAAACAATTTCAACTTTAACTCCTACAGGCGGTTCAGATGGAGATATTTGGTATCAAGTAAACTAATTTATGGAAAATATTAATTCAGCAGAAGCTACTGACCAGCAAATAAAAAAGTATTTAGATGAGGCTCCACAAGGCTTTACCGTGTCAGAAGAAGTAGCTAACGAAAGAACCTCTATATGTAATACTTGTACTGAAAAGGTAACTACGTTAGGTATAGATCAATGCAAAATATGTAATTGTATTATTAAGCTTAAAACAAAATTAACTCATACAAAATGTCCTATAGATAAGTGGTGATATGCCAAGACTTCATGTAAAACAATCTGGTGTTTGGAAACAAGTACAACAACTATTTGTTAAACAATCAGGCACTTGGAAAAATGTCACTTCAGGATTAATTACTCAATCAGGTGTAGGCAAACAATTTTATCCAGATACCGTAGGCCCAACAACTTTTAGCGTTGCAGGGGTGTATACTTACACAGTACCTGCTACGGTAACTTCTATTAGTATAGCTTGTACAGGTGGTGGTGGTGCGGGTCAAGTATCTTATTTTGATAACGGCAATTGGACTCAAGTTGCTGGTGCTGCAGGAGGCAACTCTACAGTAACTAACGGCACTTGGACGGTGACTTCTAATGGTGGTGGAGGCGGGTCATCTGGTGGTACAGGCGGTACAGTAGCTATATCAGGCGCATCTTCAACTACATTAAACCAAACAGGCGGCACTAAATCTGGCGGTACTGGTGGCAGTTCATACTATGGTTCAGGTTCTTCACAAGGTGGAGACTTTTCTAAACCTGCTACACCAAGTTCAGGTGCAGGTGGTGGCGCTGGGTTTCAATTTGATGGACCTCAAAATTATGGTGGTTCAGGTGGCGGTACAGGTATAGCTGTTTTTACAGTGACCCCAGGCCAAACAATTAATATAACAGTAGGTGCAGGTGCTATAGGCGCTAGTATAAATTATACAAAAGGATCTAATCACGGATCATATGCAGGTGATGGCGGTTCAGGTTTTGTATCTGTTACTCCATTAGGCGCAAATGTATCTATTTATAATGCTGCAGGTACATATACATATACGGTGCCTGTTGGTGTTAGCTCATTAAATGCAGCTGTTACAGGCGGAGGTGGTGGTGGTGCCGCGGGTAATGATGGGGGTTATGTACATTATGGTTGGTCAGGCGGCGGCGGTGGATCGGGATATTATTCTACGAGCTCAATACCTGTTTTTTCAGGCGAATCATTAACAGTTATAGTAGGCTCGGCAGGGGCTGGTGGCGGAGGAGGTTGTGGACCAAGTGGTAATTCTGGAGGAACAGGCGGAGTAACTCAAATAAGGCGTGGAGCTACAGTATTATTAACAGCTAATGGCGGTAGTGGAGGAACTTCTCCTGGCGGCGGTGGAGGATCAGGGGGTGCAGGGGGTAATCCAGGTGCTAACGGTAATAATACTCAAGGGGTAGGTAGTGGAGGAAATGGCGGAGCTTCTGCTTATACTTCTGGCGGTGCGGGCGGAGTAGGCGGAGGATGCGGAAATGGTGCTGGAAGTGCCGGATTTAATGGTTCAGGCGGCGGAGGTGGAGGCGCACAAAACGGATCTTGTTGTGGTCACCCAGGAGGTTCCGGCGGCGCTGGATACGTTTTAATTAATCCACTAAGTGTTAATTCAGTAACATTCAGTGCCGGATCTTCTGGCACATGGACGGTACCAGCAGGTGTAACCTCAGTAAGACTATCTATGATAGGCGGCGGTGGTAATGGTATAGGTAACTATACAACACCTCAAGGATGGCCTTCCCCTGGTGGAGGTTCCGCTGCATATTTTAATAGTGTTAATGTACCAGTTACTCCAGGATCATCTATTTCATATTCAGCAGGGGGAACTAATACTAATACTACGTTTGGTGCTTTAATCGCCGGTGCCGGTGGAAATGCCCCAGACAGATCTGCTCCCACTGCTTGTCAAGGAGGTCTTGCTGGTATAGCTACTGGTACAGGCGGCGTTAATGGTACACCAGGAAATAATGGTGTATGTGGAGGCAGTAATGGATACGGAGCTAATTCACCATTTGGTACTGGCGGTGTAGGTACTTCTTCAGGAAACGGAGGAAGCGCTTCTGGTTTTGGTGCGGGCGGTGGTGGTGGGGGTAATAACTCTGGTGGCGGTGCAGGTGCTCCTGGTTTTATAACAATAGTTTGGTAACATTTACATGAAAATTTTAATTGGTGTTTTAATTGTACTTTGTTTACTCGCTTGGGTACATTGTTTAGGGGGTTAATATGAATATGGAAAAAATAACAAGTATGTTGTTTCCGGTGATAGTTTCAGCTATTGCTTGGTTACTTACTTCAATGGCGTCTATACAAGCAGACCTTATTAGCATCAAATCTAAAATGCCTAATCTAATTACAGAACAAGGTGTACCGACTGACAGCCCTATATCAGCAGAAGCTAGAGCAAGACTTAAAGAAGAATTAAAAGCTCAGATGGGCGAACTTAACGTACGTATTAGAATTTTAGAAGAACATGACATGCAAAGAAAGGGTAAATAATGTTTAGTATCTTAAGTTCAATATTAGGTTTTGCAACCGCAGGATTACCTAGCATACTAGGATTCTTTCAACAAAAAGGAGACCAAGCACATGAACGAGAAATGGCTAAAATGCAAAACGAGCAAGCTATGCTTATGGCTCAAAAAGGTTTTCAATCACAAGAAAAAATAGCCGCTATTGAATTGGAGGGTACTTATGCAGAAACATTTGCACAAGAAAGACAAGCACTTTATGAACATGATGCAAAACTTGTACACGATGCAGCCCCATGGGTTAGAACTCTTAACGCAGCTGTCCGTCCTATTGTTGCTTTCACTTTTGTAGGACTACTTATATTTGTAGATGTAGCAGGGTTTATTTGGGCTGTAAAAACTGTAGGGTTTAGTCGTGAGTCTATGGATGTTATATTTTCATCTGATGAAATGGCTATTGTAGGTTCTATTATTGGATTCTACTTTGGTGCTAGGACTTGGGAAAAGAAATAAGTGAATGTATCAAAAGCTGCTATCGCTCTTATCAAACATCACGAGGGTGTGCGTAGTCGTCCCTATCGTTGCCCTGCAAACTTGTGGACTGTTGGTGTTGGTCACCTTATCGGGGATGGCAAATTGTTGCCTGATTCTTGGAACAGAACTTTTTCGGCGGAAGAAATAGATGGACTTCTTAAATCCGACTTACGTCGCTTCGAGTTGGGAGTACATAAGATGCTACCTAACGTGCCTCTTCGACAATG